CGGGGTTGCCTGCTGGTGGCTGGATCACCAAACTAAAGAGGGTAGGCGATAAAATACTTGTTAACATCAAAGAAGTGCCAAAAGTCTTATATGATTTGATTAAAAACGGAGCATATAAGAGGATATCTAGTGAGATTTTAGACAATTATAATGAGCCCAGCACTAAGAAAATATATAAAAAGGTTCTCTCGGCAATAGCTTTTTTGGGTGCTGATCTACCGGCAGTAACCAATTTAAAAGATATTGCTGCCTTATATGATTTTGATGAAAATGCTAAATTAATTATATATGAAAAGGTCGAAAATAAACAGACTGAAAAGGTCGAAAAAACAAGAAAGGAGTATATTATGCCAAACGGAATCAAGATCACTGAAGTAGAAGGAAAGAAATATGTCGCAGTGGAAGATTTTGAGAAACTAGAAAAGGAGAAAGAGGCAGCAGATAAAGAGAAGGAAACAGCCAAAGGATTCAAAGAAAAATTTGAAGCCGAAGAGAAAAAAGCTAAAGAAGCACAAGAAAAATTAGATAAAACTAACGAAGAAAAACGAGCTGCTGAAATTAAAACCTTTATTGATATTAATTGCTCAGAGACCAATATGCGGTTTCTTCCTAAACAGAAGGAGATTATGATGGCTCTTGTAGAGTCGGCTTCTGATGAAAAGAAGATAAAGTTTACCGCAGATGGTAAAGAGACAGAAATTTCTCAAAGATATCTTCTGGAAGAATTTATCAAATTACAACCTAACTTTTCAGATTCTATCTTTACTGAATTAAGCAAAGGTGGAGAAGAAGAGGAAGAAGGGGAAGATAAATTAACTTCGGAAGAGAAGAAGGTTCAGAAATACATAGATGAGCATAAAGGCGTATCTTACCGCGATGCGGTATTGGCCGTTTTAGATACTACTGAACCTAAGAAGAAAAAATAATTTAATAAAATTAACTAAAGAAAAGAGGTGTTAAATAATGTCTCAAGCTACTGCTGGAACTTTAGATATAACTTTTAAAGCTGGTGAGGCCTTAACTAATTATCAATATCATTTTGTAAAACTTGATGGGTCTGGTGGTATTGTTCATTGTGATACTGCCGGCGAACTTTCTATCGGAATTTTACAGAATTATCCTGCTGACAAAAAGGCTGCCAGGGTAAGATTATTAGGTACGAGTAAATTGGTTATGGCTGCAACATGCAGTGAAAATGCACTCTTAACTCCTACTGTTACTGACGGACACGGGGCCGTAGCAGTTACAGATAAAGATTATGTCGGAGCAATAGCTCTGGAAGAATCCACTGCTGCAGTAGGTGGATTATATGATGTAATAGAAGTTTTAATTACTAAATTGCATCTTAAAGTTACCGTTTAATAAATAATTAATAAAAGAAAGGAGTTGAAAATAAATGCCAGAACTTAATAATGTTCATAGAGATCAAATATTAACTAATATTTCCGTACAATACCGTAATGCGGCTTATGTCGGAACAGAAATAATGCCGATTGTACCGGTTAAAAAGAAATCGGATATATATTATATATATGATTCTAAGGCTGATCGGTTTAGGATTCCCAAGACTTTAAGGGCACCCAAGACCGAATCAAGAACTGTGGATTGGAAAGTAGACACTGATGGTTATGTCTGTGATGAGCATGCCTTAAATGATTTAATCGATGATATAGAAAGAGACAACGCAGACAAACCTCTAAATCTTGAAGTAGATACCGTAGAATTTTTAACCGACATTGTTACTTTAGGTTTAGAGATGAGGATTAAAGATATGTTGGAAGCAAGTTTAACTAAGGTTACTCCGACCATTAAATGGGATGTTTATAATCAAGCTACCCCTGATTTAGACTCTGATCCTATAGGAGATATTGAAACCGGGAAGGCTGCTATACATGCAGTAATTTTCAGAGAGCCCAATGTATTGCTATTAGGAAAGGCCGTCTATGATAAGCTGAAACACCATCCCCAGATTTTAAAACTGATTCAATATAGCCAAAAGGGTGTACTCACTACTGATCTTATGGCTGAATTATTTGGAGTAAAAAAAGTAATCATCGGCGAAGCTGGTTATAATACAGCCAAAGAAGGTAAGACCGCGGTTTTATCTTATCTCTGGGGCAAGAATGCCATATTAGCCTATGTAGAGCCTAAGCCCGGAATAAAGAAATTCTCTTTGGGTTATACCTTTCAGTCTCAAAAATTTCAAACCAGAAGGGCAAGAATAGAAGTAAAACATAGTGATTGGTTTGAAGTGGGCGACATAGAAACTGAAAAAATAGTTTGTGTTGATTGTGGATATAGAATAGAACCAGCAATTACCTAATAAATAAAATTAGAGGGGGAGGATTATGTTCTCTCCCTCTGATTATAAGGGAGATTTAGATGTCTTTTTGTGATGATATTGATGTATTGACTAATCTAAATATGTCAGCAACCGAAGTGCCTACTTTATTATTGGCTAAGGCTATTATTAAAGCTGATGCAGAAGTAAGGGCAGCTTTTTCGTCTGATATGTTGGCTGCCCTTGATGTCTTTGGTGAGAAGGATGAATCGATAACTACTGCAGAAGTCGAGATTACCGAAGATAAAATTACCGTAGATATCGATATTCCTACCGGGGCAAGGATTCAATTTAAGACTACTGATAAATTGCCCGATCCTTTGGTAGCAGATATCGTATATTATGCCATACGTTTGGATTCTACTCATATAAAAGTGGCTATCAGGAAAGACGATGCAATATCCGGTATTCAAATAGATATAACCGATCAAGGGACAGGAACGCATACAATTAAACGATTATTCCCGGCTATCGTAGAATCTTTAACTGAGGATATTGCCTCTTATTATGTAATGCGGGGCCTGTATTCAGGGAAATCACCGAGCATAAATACCTGGATCGATAAATATAAAGACGCAAAAGAGACCCTTAAAGATATTGCCGAAGGTAGGAAACAGATTGAAGGTATTACCATAGACGTGGGGGCAATTCAATCTACTACAAAAGACTATAAACGGACCTTCGATGAAAGGGATGAAACTAATTGGAAAACTGATCCTAATAAATTAGAGGATCTGGCCGATGACTAATGGAGCATTAATCAGTTATGAGATTAAAAACGACGAGAAGGTAAAGGCTCTATTAAAAAAAGCCGGGAATAAAGCTAAAGATCTTAGGATTCCTTTAAAACGGTGCGGTATTTTAATGCTTAGATCTATTGATAAAAACTTTAGAGCAGAGGGCAGGCCTAAAAGGTGGGCTCCACTTTCCCCTATGACTATAGCTATGCGGAGAAAAGAAGGAAAAGGAGCGAAGATCCTGCAGGATACCGGACATGGAAAAGGCTCTATTGTCTATAAAGTAGTATCTAATCAGAAAGCACAGATCGGAACTAATCTTGGTTATATGAAAATACACCAGGAAGGCGGGTCAATTAAGATACCGGCCAGGGATATTTACCCGGTAAAAGCGAAGGCTTTACATTTTGTTATCGGTGGAGAAGATATATTTGTTAAACACGTTCACCAGAAGGCAAGAATAGTCAAGATACCACAAAGGAAATTTTTGCTCTTCCAGGAAGAGGATAAAAAGAATATAGTTAAAGTTTTTACTGAATATTTAGAGGAGATAACCAGATGAAATTAGAGACAATCTGGAATAAAATTAAAACCATTTTAGAAGAGGATACCGTTTTAAATCCTTATATTCAGGTGGTATATTCGGGGACCAGGGATAATATTCCGGTTAATATGTTTCCCTGTATTATATTAGAGCCTACCAATGCACCGGAAGAACCGGTAACCATGCCTCACAAAATGGAGATAAATTTTACTGTCACTATCTGGGCCTATATAAAAATATTTGATGTGGATAAACAGATAGTCGGAGATGCCACCACCAAAGGGGTGCTTGACATTAATTTCGATATTAAGAAAGCCCTGGGGGCTCACATAGATCTGGATGGAGAATGTCTATATTTTAGCTTCCCGAATACCAGATTTGATTTTGACTCTTATCCGTTCAGGGGGGTAGGAATTGATATGCAAATAACTTTAAGGCAAAATTTTGTAACCAGGGAATAAAAAGAGGGTGATCTTATGTTATTAAAATATAATCGTAATAGCGAATTGGAAGTAGTCGGATTAGGAACTTTCAAGCCTAATGAATTCGTAGTAACTGATGATGAAGCAAAGGCAAAAAAATATTTAGACTCCGGCTATTTTGATTTAGTCAAAGAGAAAAAGAGAAAAGTTAAAAAATCTAAAAAGAAAGGAGTTGACAAATAATGCCACAAGGAAACAGAGGATTTATAGGAATTAAAAAAGAGGTTAAATGGAAAACAAGAGTAGATGGTGTTAACGATGTTTATTTACCTTTTGTATCTGAAGGTTTAACCAGGGATATTGAGGATGTTATAAGCGCTATACAAAGAGGGATACTTGATGAGCCAAAATCCTACCAGGGCGAAAAAGCCTTTGGGGGTCCTTTGGTGGTAGAAGTGCATCCGTTGAGTATCGGTCATATATTTAGAAGTGCTTTAGGTGCTCCCTCTGATGGCGGGTTTGCCGATTTTACCGAGACCGAGATATGTGATTGTGAAACAGAATGGGATTCTGTTGATACAACTATAACCAGCTTGGATTCTGTTGATAAGAAAAAAGGTTCATATTCGTCTAAAATACAAGTTACTAAGGGGCATGTTACTACCAATGTTATAGCCTCTGCTGTAATAGTTGAACGTGATTTAGTTGGGCCTCCGGCTGTTACTCAATATAAGTTCTGGTTAAAGTGTGATAAAGTTACTGCTGATGGTAATTTAAAGTTTAGAATTAGTGAAGATGAACTCGGTGGGGCTACAGGGACCCATGACGACGTAGATATTCCAGCGATGCTTGTAGCGGGAGTTTGGACAGAGCATACCATTAATATAGTTAACATAGCTGAAATGGATAAAGCAATTAGTATTGCTTTAATAATGGAAGACGAGATGGATGAATTTGCAGTCCGGATTGATGATGTTAAGGTAGTAGTTGCTGGTGAAGCTACCAAAGCCTATAAGCATATATTTACCCCAATGCAGACCTTAGCTGAAGAATTTGGTGCAGGTCAAAAGGATACTCCATTATGGCCTTATACTCTGGAAGTATTCCGAGATGAAAGTAATAAATCTTATCAGTTCTTAGGCTGTGTGGTTAATACTCTTGGTTTGAGTTTTTCCATTACCGATAAAATCTTAAAAGCTAATCTGGGAATTATTGCTGGGAATGCTGGTTATGTAGATCCAAAGACTGGAAACTCACTTGAAGCCACTAATCCATTTGTCTGGTCCGATGCCAAGATTTATTTGGGTTTAAAAGCTACAACTTTAGTTGAGGATGATAGATATAATGATTTAGAAAGTTTTACTCTAAACTGGGATAATAAGTGTGTAGCTAAATATGCCTTAAATAATACGGCCACACCTAGAAAGATAATTAGAACCGGTTATAGGGAAATACCTGTTAGCTTTACGGTGGACTTTACCGATAAAACTGAATATGATTTATTCCTTGCTGGAACTGAACGGCAGATGATAATTAAATTTGAAGGCGCAGTTATTACGGGTGATGCCGCTTCAACTAAATTTAGCTTACAGTTCGATATACCTTTACTTAGATATTTAGCATGGCCTATTGGTATAAGCGGTCCGGGAAGGATATCCGTTGCGGTTACCGGAAAGGCAAAGTATAGCTCTACTTACGCACTTTTAGTTACTTTGATTGATGATCAACCGCATACTATATATGCAGGTTAAGGTAAAACCCTAAGGGCGGAGTTAAAATTTCGTTAAATAGGCTATCCTAGTTAGCGATTTTGGGGTATTCTGTTTAGTTATCTAATAATAAGGAGGGATTATTATGCCTAAAAATAAAAAAGATATTAAAAAAGAAACAAAACTTGAAGGATTAAAAGTTGTAGGTGGAAAAGATAGTTACAATCCGGCCAAAGAAAAGAAAGTTGAAAAGGAAAAGTTCTATACTTCTCCGGTTAAAATAGGGGATAAAGAGTATATAATCAAGCCTCTTTCTATGCTGGATATTAAGAAATTAAACATAGAAAAGAAGAAAGTAAAAAATGAAGATGAGATTGCAGTTTACGATTATAGTTTTTATACCCTATTGACTGTAATTAAAAAATGGAATCCAGAAGCAAAGGATATAACTATAGATCAATTTGAAGAGATGATTGATGTTGATGATTTTGAAAGAGTACAGGCAGCAATCGTGCAAATAGCCGGGTTAAAAAAATATTTCAGGCCGGGGGGTTCCGGGAAATAACAAAAGTCTTATCTTTTGCCTATGGTTATGGGTATAAAGATATCCTGGCAATTCCCCCTAATGATCTAGACTGGATAATGGAAGATGCCCGCGAAGTCTATAATCTAAAAATGACTTTTTATAAGGCATTTTTGGCTTTTATGGGGGTGAAAAAGTAGATTGGCTGATATTTGGATTAATATTTTAGGTGACGCTTCAAAATTAAAAGGTGAATTAGATAAATCCAGCAAGAATGTAACTAGCTTTACTGAAAAGGTAGGTAAGATCGGTAAAATTGCCACCGTTGCTGGGACTGCAGTTACCGCTGCTTTTACTGCTATTGTCTTGAAAACTGCCTCGGTTGGTGATCAATTCGATAAGATGAGCCTCCGAACTGGAGTCGCAGTCGAAGATCTTTCTTCTCTGGCCTATACTGCAAGTATTTGTGGTACTGATGTAACTACTCTCGAAAATTCACTTAGATTTTTAGCAAAAGGCATAAAAGAAACTTCGGATGGAACAGGAATAGCTAAGGATGCTTTTGAGGAATTAGGTATATCTGTTATAGATATCGAAGGCAATTTAAGGCCTACGGTTGACGTAATGAAAGAGGCAGCTACGAAATTAGCAGCAATGGATGATGAAACCCGAAAAGTAGCTCTGGCCGGTGAAATATTTGGATCAAGATATGGTTCTCAATTATTACCGATGCTAAAAATTGGTGGTGAAGGTATTGAGGAATTGATGGAAAAAGCTAAAGAGCTGGGTATAACTATAACCACCGAAGCAGCCACCGCAGCAGCCGAATTTACCGATAGGATGACCGATTTAAAAGGATCTTTTGCTGGTGCGGGAAGGATGATTGGAGATACCTTGATCCCGGCCATTACTCCCCTAATAGAAAAAGCTACTGAAATGGTAGTCAAAATTAAAGAGTGGGCTGAAGAAAATACTCCATTGGTTGAAGGAATACTCAAATGGGGAGCTGGTTTAGGTATAGCTTTAATGGTGCTCGGACCAATAGCGGTAATATTGCCAAGTCTAATTACTGGAGTTACGTTATTATCGGGGGCTTTTTTACCTTTTGCGGTTACTGCAGGTATAGTTATAGGGTTTAAGAAATTATCGGAATATATTAAGGAAACAAGAGAAGAAGCCTATAAACTTAAGTTAGGTCTTGCTGATATGGCTTTAGCAGATATTGATAGAGAAATAGATGGACTTGCTGTCAGGGCAAATGAATTGCAATTAGCAATGAGCGAAATTGATTGGGATACTGAAGATGCAATGGCCGCTACTATCTATTACAAACAATATGCAGCCGAGCTGGTTGATATAAATAGAAAACTGGGCATCCTCTATAAAACAAGGGAAGAACTTACAAAGGCTGAAAAAGAGGGGATTGATGTAACCGAAGAAAAGCTAAAATTAGATGAAGAAGCCAAAAAACTAATGGATGAACTGACTCAGAAAGAGACAGAACAGCAAAAAGCATTGGAAGAAAAAACAAAAGCTGCAGAACTTGCAAATGCTCAAACAGAAATTGAAAATAAACTGTTTGACCTAGAGCATAACGATTATGAAGTGGCTGAAAGGGAATTGTATTCATTGGCAGAGGCCTATCGTAAAAAGGGAGTAGATCAAGAAGTTGTAAATAAATGGATTGAGTTAGAAATTAAAAGACTAAAAGAAGTAAATGAAGAAATTGGCAAAAATAAAGATATTATGGAAGAGGTGGCAAGGGTTACAAAGGCAGTAGAAGATAGATTTTTTGAATTAACAAAACTTCCTTATGAAGTAAAAATAAAAAATATAAATGAGAAATATGATGACTATATAAAAGTAATAAAAAAATCAGAATTAAGTACAGATGAACAAAGAGAAGCAATAGAACGAATGAACGAAGTAAGAAATAAAGAGATAGAAGGGATAGATAAAACTACCGAGGCAGAAAAGACTTTAAAAGAGACTACTAAAGATGTTACAGACAGGACACTTGAATTAACCGATTCAGTAGCTTATGATATCCTAAAACTTGATGAGCAAAGAGAGATGTTTGAAAAGGCTGGGGTTGCTGCAGAACTAATTACTTTATGGTATAAGAAAGCAAGAGAAGCATTAGAGGAGCCTCCTAATATAAGCCCCTGGGAAACATTTTTTAATAGATTAAAAGATAAGTTTAAGGATACATTTGAAACAACGATGCAGGCTGGCATATTAAATGTTATAGATGCTTCCCAAAATGCCCTCGCTGATGCTTTTTATAATATATTATCTGGAACTGAAACTCTCGGAGAATCCATGAAAGGACTTTTTCAAAGTATAGTAGATACTGTTATTAAGGAGTTGGCTCGGCTTGCAGCCTTTTATGTATTTAAATGGATCTTCGGAGTTCCAACTATTCCAATTATTGGTGGCATAGGCTATCATCAATTAGGTGGAGAAGTAAAAAGGTTTCAAATAGGCGGTGGAACTGATAGTATTATTGCTGCAGTAACTCCAGGCGAATATATAATCGATAAGCCCATGACCGACTTCATTAAGAGATTTAAGATGTTCCCTTCTAATTTAATCGATGCTATTGCCGGGGGATTTCCTACCCCTGCCCCTGCTTTTGCCGGCGGTGGCCCAGTGGGTATTTCGAGTATTACCGCACAGGGTTTTGGAGAAACCAAAATAAATATTGACATTCATGATAACAGGATTGCCAGTGATGTAGATATTAAGAGATTGGCGGTAACCATAAGTGATGAAGTATTGAGAAAGATAGAATTAAAGAGGAGACACTAAATTGGGTATATCGGTTAAAATCGGTGGGGTGGATAAAACTGAATATGTGGATGCCCGGACCCTTAGCATAAGAGATGAGCTAACCAGCAAGGTTAATTCTGCCTCCTTTGACTTTATCTGTAATGATGTAGCTGTTGCCCCTATTCCCGGGGAAGAAGTTTTAATTGAGGAAGGCACTAAAAAATTATTTTCAGGTAGGATCTTATCTAAAGAAGAAAGTTTTTTGCCTCCTAATCTCTTAAAATATCCAGTTGAATGTATAGATCACACGCGGGATCTTGATAAGCGGTTGGTGGCAGAACACTACGTAAATCAAAAAGCTGGAGATATCATAAAAGATATAATTACTAAATATACTGCTATTGAATCCTGGATGTCACCTATCGGCCACTGGGATGAACATGATAAATGGGAATCTGAAACTAATGCCTATGATGATGATGATTCTACTTATGCTTCTACTCTAATTCCACCAAACCTATGGGGGTCCTATCTCCATTTATTTATATCAGGAATTACTTGTACTAAAGTTCGTTTCAAAGCAGGTATTCCATCTGGCATATCTGCAATATTTCTTCATGTTCGGTATGAGAAGGTCTGGCATTGGATATATGCTGGGTCTTTCAAAGACTGGCCCGCCTGGAACGAAATATCTCTAAATGGATTTTATCCTGTAACGGTAGCAGCGGTAACATTTCAAAATTCGAGCGATGAAGAAGCGATTGCCCACTTTCATGAATTTGATTTTGGCGTAGCTATCCCTGACTTCACCACTAATAATGTAGCTGATGGTCCTATCATAAGTGATATATCTTTTGATTATATTCAAGTTTCAGATGCTATAACTAAAATAGCCGAGATTTGTGGTTATGAATGGTATGTGGATTATGACAAAGATATCCATTTTTTTGCTAAAAATACTTATCCGGCACCTTTTCAATTAGATGATAATCAGGCAGACTATAAAGACTTAATAATTAATACTAATATATCTCAAATAAGGAATAGGATTTTTGTAAAAAGCTCAAACATAAAAGATTTTATGGGAGAAGCTTTTGTTGCAGATGGCGTAAGTAGTGAATGGAATTGTATGTTTAAGGCTGAGAATTTACCGTTAACCTTCTTAACAAGCAACTTTCCCTTAGGTGCCACAGCTACAAAAATACAATTCTCACATAATGATGTTTATTTAGCCGTTGGTTATACAAAATATCATTGTTTAAAAGTGTGGAAAAGGGAAGGTGACGAGTTTACTGCCTTATCATTCTTTAGTGTAACACCAGATACCGATGTTTTTGCAGTGGCTTGGTCAAGTGATGATATATATTTAGCGGCTGCTTACAATGCTGGAAGTAAGATAAGAGTATGGAAACGAGATAATGATCAGTTTACTGCCTTACCTGCATTTGCTGATTTACCAGCAGGGATTGCAAATGATGTTCAATTTTCCCCAGATGACACCTATTTGGCTGCTGTTAATGACGGCACTCCTTATATAATTATATATAAAAGAGCTGGGGATATTTTTACTAAACTAAGTAACCCAGCCGACTTACCTGCTGGAAATGGTAATGGTGTAGGATGGTCACCCGATGGTGTATATTTAGCAGTGGCACATGATGTCAGTCCTTTTGTTACAATCTATAAACGTGATGGGGATACTTTTACCAAATTAGGCAATCCTGCTAACTTACCTACCGGAAACGGAAATAGCATATCCTGGTCACCAAATGGAATATATTTAGCAGTAGCGCATGCTGTTACACCTTTCATTACAATATATAAAAGGGATGGGGATACATTTACTAAAATGGCTGATCCTGATTATTTACCCACTGGGGATGCTAATGATGTAGATTTTTCTGCTGATGGAATGCAATTAGCTGTAGGACATAACACTACACCCTTCTTAACAGTTTACAAACACACTGTAGACCTATTTATTAAACAAGATGACCCAGAAGATTTACCTGCTGCCAGGGTTATTGGAGTTGACTTTTCTTCTTCAGGCATATATTTAGCTGTAGGATATGAAACTTTCCAATATTTAACAGTATATATACAACATCTTCCTACTATAACGGTGGATGGAGTGATTAAGACAATCGGTTGGGATGGGGTAGACAACCCGCTTTATTATGATTTTATGTTAAATGGAACTACAAAGGCATTGTCTCTTGGAACTAACACCTCTACCCCTGCGAATGGGGTTGAGTTATTGGTTGGTTATTATTCTATTGGAGTACCAATTTGTCTTAAAAGAGATGATCAAGATTCTATAGATAGTGTTAAAGCCATTGAAGGGGGGGATGGCATCTTTGAATTTTGTATAACTGATAATAATATTGACAATATAGCCTGGGCTAGTGAAGTAGCCAAAGCCGATTTATTACAGAATGCCAATCCTGTTGTTAATGCCACTTTTATAACTAATAGAAGTGATATTAAGAGCGGTCAGATAATAACCTTGAATTCTACAAAGAGAAACATTAATCAGCAATTTATAGTACAGAAAATAGAATTAATTCGGGTTGATGTAATTGAGTATTATGGTACTGCCGAAGTTCCTTATAAACCGGCTGCTGAAGCAGTGATAGGCTATAAACCGGCTGCTGAAGCCGAAGTACCTTATAAACTTGCTGATTCAGGTGGAGAGATTATATATTATGTTTTCAATGTTACTATCGCTAATAAGTTTAGAAAATTAGAAGATCTGTTTCTTTATTTATTAAGTCGTAGTGAAGAAAGTTAAAAATAAACAAAAGGAGATGATTCAAAATGTTAAAAAATAAATTATGGTTAGGGATAATCTTATCGATTATCTTCCTGGTATTTAGCATAAATGGCCTTACCGCGTATTACAAATATACCCAGGAATCCGGTACTAATTTCTATGTGGGTACCGCTGATAAAGCCGATGCCCTGGAAGATTCCAATGAGGTTAGGCAAATCCTCGATGATCTGGGGAATTTATTAGGCCATTCTAAAAGAGATGATCTATATCCTAAAAACGGTACTACCGGGGGCTATTTAGGCCGGTTAAATTATGGAGTAGATGCCTCTAAACCTGCTGTTCCGGTGGTAAATGATATGTATTTAGCTACCGATACGGTTGAAATTTACCGGTGTTTTGTGGCCGGGAACTGGGTTAAAGTTTATCCGGGGGCAGGTGGAATTACTACATTTTTGGAATTGACCGATACCCCGGCCTCTTATACTGGAAAAGAGGCGGAGATACTTCGGGTAAATACTTCTGCTAATGTTGTAGAATTTTCAGGTATAACTATTGAAACTACTTTAACGGTTGATTCTAACTATGAGATACCTACCTCTCAAGCGGTAAATACTTTTTGCGAAACCACTAAAGACTATATGCAGAATTTAGAAGATGATCCTTCCCCTGATTTGGGTGATAATTTAAGATTAAATGAAAAAAATATTTATATTGATGCTGCTTTATCAAGCGATCATACCTATTCAGGTTTATTGGATTATCAGGTTGTCGGTGAATCGGTAGTTTTTGGGGATCTATTATATTTTGATTGGACTACCAAAAGATGGAAAAAAGCCGATACAGATTTAGCAGTTAATATGCCGGGATTGAGAATTGCCCTTGAGTCCGTATCCGATGGTCAAGTCTGTAATATGTTAGTTATGGGCTATATCCGGGATGACGACTGGGATTTTACCGGAGCAATGATTTATGCCAGTGCCACTGCAGGGGCTATGACTTCTACCGCCCCTTCTACCACTGGCCAGCAGGTTCAAAGGGTAGGACAAGCTAAATCTGCCGATATTCTATTTTTTGACCCAAGTATAGACGTAGGAGAGATTTAATTATGAAAAAAATATTATTAATAATTGCTATCACACTTTGCATATTCCAGATGGTGGTTTTGGCTACTGCAATTGATATAGGAATGCCAGCGATAGACAGAAATGCTTATGTTAACGACAAAACACTTATTAACAAAGGTAATCCTGCAAATGCAGACGGAAAGATTACAGATGTAGAAATTTATGCAGTATATGAAGATTTAACAGATTGTTACGTTGCAACTTTTTATCGTCCAGACCCTTCGGGATTTCCCAATAATTTTACTGCCCGTGACCGTTTTTACCTTGGAACTGTGGCAGAGGGATATTCGAGCCGTGAAGTCGACCTTGATGTACATACTGGTGATTATTTAGGAATATGGGTTTCTAATGATGGTTATATAGAAAATACCTCAGCTGGAGAAAGTGGAGTTTGGAGCTGCACAGGTAACGCAACTAATGTTACAGATTATACTTTTGATTGGAATTATACCGATGATGCTATAAGTCTTTATGGAACAGGTGAGACAGTTGCAGGCATTAAATGGAATGGCGTAACGATTACTAAATGGAATGGTCAAGTGATTACAAAATGGAACGGGTTAGAGTAGAGATATTTGTTCGATATTTTACAGAGGCGAATTCTATCTTGAAAAAAGATTTACAATATTAACGGTAACTTCCCTTTGCTTATATCGTATTATATATTGGGAGTTTAAAGATAATTTAGGGGGTATAAGCAATGAAAAGGAAAGTATTGTTATTAGTTTCTATTATTTTTTTAATTTTAACATTAACGAGTTGCGAGATGCTTCCGCCAGGGAATCCTGATTGGACTGAAGAGGATACAATAGAGGAATTAGTTGATTATTATTGGTATGCGATCTCTCAAGGTTGGTATAGATTAGCCAAAGGTTGTTGTATTCCAGATGGGGATGCTTATAATATAGTCGGGGAATATGAAGCCATTTTATATCCATTATCTTCAACCCTTGAATTTGTTATTTGTTACAATAAAATCGAGATAATGGAAAACGATGCTACTGTAAATCTTGATCTTACTATAATTAATACTTCTGGTTATGGGGATAGTTATTTAGCTGAAGAAGAGACATTATATAATTACATTATGTATCTGGTCAAACCCAAAACTTGGAAGCTCAAATAAAATCTAAAAATTAAATAAATTTTATCTTGGGAGGGATAAAATGAAAAGAAAAGTTTTGTTATCGGTTTTGGTAATAATCTTGATTGTAGTATTAACCGGTTGTGGGACTGGTAATGGGATAATTCCTCCAGGGATACCTGAATGGATGAGGGCAGAAGAAGCGGTTTATGACTACTGGCAGGCAATTATTAATCGACAATATGAATTAGCTAAATACTATTGTATAACTGGTGGAATCTGGTATAATAAAGTTGATGAATGGGAGGAATACATAAATACTAATTCTGAGGGTGATGCCTCACTGATAATTTATCTCGATAAATTTTATAAACAAACCGAGGTAATCGGAGAGGATATTTACGATCCTGATATTAGATATGAGGCTATTGCGTATGTAAAAATTATTACTCACAAAAGACTTTTTGTTGATTCTTATATAACGGATGTTGATATCTTTGAATATGAAACAGAGTTAATTAAGCAAAATTACCCACCTGGAGACTGGGAACTTAAATAGAATCTAAAAATTAAATAAAATTAGAGCTCCATTTTTAGAGAGCCAAGTTTAAAAAGGTTAAAAACCTTAATAGATTTGGCTCTTTTTTTATTAAATAATGAAAGGAGGTGAAAAAATAATGAAGAAATTAATAATAATTGGAGTTTTGATTTTGGCTTTAGTATGTTTAGGTGGTTGTGGAGGAGATATAACTCGTTTTTATTTTAACCTTACGGGATGGAGTTCTGCTAATGCTACTTTTAATAATTGTATAGCAAGTTTAGATACCCCAGAGGAAATTTGTACGTATGGGATGGATAATTTCTTTTCCGATGGCGACCAAATACCGCCTTATAGTCCTTATCAACAATGGTTATATGAAGATGGAGATTGTAATGACAGATCTACTTTTAATGTATATGCAGCTCATACACACGGATACGAAGTCTATCAAATCCACGTAGAGAAAACAACGGCTGCTGGTAAAAAAGATGCTCACGCATTAGGTGTCTTTGTGGTAAATGGCAAACTAGATTATTCAAGCCATGTGAGTTATTACCCAATTCAGGCGAGTTCCTTTCAGACGATTGTAAATCATTATCTATCCAGGATAGGAGAAACACTGAGATGGTGGCGTGCTATGGATTATAATTTGGATAAAGTAAGTGAATATAACATAACAAGAGCTATAGAAATGCACAGTCCTACTCCTAACCCAGATTATGTTGGAACATTTATAGGAGAAGAAGCGAAAGAAAGAGGGTATGGTATGAATTACAATACTACATCCGTAAACAAAGGTAATCCAGCTTCATATTCAGGAGCAATCAGACAAGTAATGCTCTATGCACAATCAGCTTTAGGTAATGTTCAAGTGGCAAGTTTTTATACAGTAGGTGTAAATCGTTTATCTACAAGAGACTATGAAACAATTGGTTCTGTTAGTGCGGGTTATCATGAATACGATGTAAATATAACAGTTCATGCAGGTGATTATATAGGGATATATTATGGTGGTATAGCAGGTTATATTTGTAGGAGCAATGACGGTGATGGTATATGGGCTCGGGGTAGGGACGTTATCCCTTGTTCAGACGAAGAATTTACTCTTATAGAAGATTTTGTTATAAGCCTTGAAGGAATAGTAATCAGCCCACAATAAAAATAACAAATTAAATATCGCTTGGTTTTAACGCCAAGCGATATTCATATTTTGATTATAAAAAAGGATAAGGGGGATATTATTTTGGAGAGATTAGCTAAAGAGGTTGAACAGATATTCAATCAATTTGCCACTGAAGAATTGGGGAATAGACTTAGCCAATTCTCGATGATTTCCTTTAAGGATATGATTTTAAATAAAATAAAAACTTATAAACCAATCGTAAAGGAAACAACTAAAGAAGTTAAGAAGTAAAAGGGGATGATATAAATGAATCCAATAGAATTAGGAAAGGCAATATCTGAATATGGAACACCAATAATCACAGCTATAATGTTAATTTTGGTAGTTGCCCTGGTATGGTATTTGATAAAACGACAGACTAAAAGGGAAGATAAGCACGATAAAATACAAGAAGAAGAAAGGCTATTTTACAGGACTTTAGTCAATAATGATTTAAAGAGTTTACATAATGACAGCGTAAAAAATGCCGACTTGAATAATCAGAGCATAGTATTACTCAAAGATATCGGCGAGAACCAAAATAAATTGTGTAAATTAATAGAAAGTGTTGATAGGAGAATAAATGGACGAAAATAAAAAATCTTTAGGTAATCTTTCAACTAATTTTTGTAAATGGGAATTTCGATGTCCTTGTCCTAAATGCAGAAGAAAAAAGGTCCGGGTAAGTAGTCTATTACTATTTAAACTTGAAATGATGATAATGATTATTGACCGGGGGATTAATTTTCATAAACCTGTAACTGTTTTGAGTGGTAATAGATGTGAAGAAGAAAATAAAAGAATAGGCGGTTTCCCGGGATCTGAACATATACCGGACCCTGACGGAGAGGCGGCAGATATAACAGTTGATAGTCTAACACCAATAGAGTTAGGTTTAATAGCTGAAGAAGTAGGAGGTTTGAGGATAGGGATAGCTAAATGGGGTATTCATGTTGATGTTAAACCACCATGCCCGAGTAAATTCTGGATCTACCTGGGTGGAAAAATTATCTATTCCGGTCCTATAGAAAATAATAATCTAATTGAATTTTACCAAAAAATAACAGGAAAAGGAGGTGAAAAAACAGATGACTAAGATATTACAGTTAATCGGGATATTAGGGGGGTTAATTCCTTTGGTTCTGAGCTTAATTAAGCAATTTGAAACCCCTGGATTCGGAGCAGAAAAAAAGCAGGTTATATTAGATAGCGTTGCTTCAATTTATGACAACCTAGAATTTACCTTTATTACCAAAGAAAAATTACTGGGCATTGTAAGTAATTTTATCGATATAGCTGTAGGTTTCTTTAATGCAGTCGGTTGGTTTAAAAAGTCAAACCCTACGCCCAATACCTAGGTGATTCCTGGTTAGAGAAGAATGCAACTATCCCTTTGTGGACCAAAATATTCAAGTCTTTAGGAATCTATGATCAGGACTATCACGAAAAATACAGGGAATACATTCATAGTGAGAGATATGAAACCTATATAAATTTAGTAGCCAATGATATACAAGAGAAGATATTGCATATAAATAAAAAACAGATCCGGGAGTTAATGGATAAAAAATTCCCTGAAAAAGAATTTGTATGCCCGGATCTTCCTAAATAAAATTGTCTACACTTTGCCCGCACGTGCTTTTTCATTAAAATTACCTCCATAATTTTGCTCCCTGGAAAATCAAAAGTTCCAGGGAGTTTTTGTTATATTATAAAATTCTACGCTAATTCTGCTATATTTATGTGCTTAATATTTTATATTATGTAAAGCATTATAAGCGGAAGGCACAATTTGCGTCTACGTTAATCCTGGTGCATATATGGGCATTTTGCCTTTTTTACTTATATTTCTCAGATTATTTGTTCCAAAAAGAAGGATATTCAATCCTCTATGTAGTAATAAGATGTAAAAGATAAAAAAATATGTGTTTAAGGGGGTAGTCGGGTGGGTCAATATAAAATTACTAATAATAATATTATATCTTTTGAAATGACTGTAAAAATACAATATAAAGATTGTGAAATGATCTTTAAAAAAACTGACCAGGTTTTTACAATTGGTGTGGTGGACATCACAAAAAAAGGATATATCGTTGAATTTTACGAAACTTTTATATCAAAGAAAAAAATATATCCCAATTTACTTAACTATTTAAATAATGTGGTGGATCAAGAACTTAATATCGTATATCAAAAATTAAAGATGAAAAAGAATTTTAGTAATAAAATAAGAAATAACAATAATTATTAAAATATTATAAAAAATTTGACATATTATACATTCATATGTTATTATATCCATAGAGGAAAATCATGGGAAAAAGAAATGTAATAGATATAAATTTAATAAAAGATGATAGAATCAAGAAGCTGGTTAATCTCGCTATAAAGCATGATATAAGTCCTACCTCAATGGCTCATTTTATCGGGGTAAGTTATGGCACATACAATAGATACCAGCAAGGTAAGACTATCCCTCAGAGCGAGAATACCAGGGCAGTTATAGATAATATAATAGATAAATTAAAATAAAACTAAAAAAGTAATTTAGGAAGGTGAAAACCGCAATGGTGCTCAAGTATCCAGGGTCAGCCAAAATTGAATATTGGTCGGGTATTCGGGAAATATTTTATTTTTTATAGATTTTACAACGTCCTATAATGTATCATATGCATACCAGATGTAAGTATCACTAAAAAAGTTTAATAATTTAAAATTTAATATAGCCAGATAATTAAGACCGAATATCCGACAGGTTCGCGGTGCTCCTGTTGGTATTTGGTCTTTTTTGTTTTGGCTATTTTTATTTTAGGGATAAATGTAAAACAGGCCCCCGCAAGGTTGAGTTAAGGTTTTTGCCAAGACTTTGGATCTTAACTAAAGAACCTAAACGGGGGCCTGATAAAAAAGGAGGTGAGAATAATTGATAATTATTGAAGAAGATATGAAGTTAGGCACTAAAAGAAAAGTAACTTTTGACGAAACCTTTCGTAATTTATTAGTCACCAATGGATTAACAAGAGTTGCATTAAATTGTCTTTTATTAAGTAATATTAAAATATTAAATGAAAGATTTGCATATCACAGGCAAATCACAGGTTCAAATCAATAATAAATAAAGGGGGTGAATATCGATGCCAAAAGTAAAGTGTCCTAAATGTGGGAAGGTCTGGCATGGCTGGGCCTTGAAATACAAAGTTTGTTTTTGTGATTGTGGAGAGAAATTAAAAATAATTAAGGAAGATATAAAAAATAATAGAAGTGGCAAAAATTGAAGAAAAATAAGAGTAAGGACCCATAAGATATTTAAATTAAAATCGGGTCTGGCTTGGTTATTGTAGATTATGGTGAAGTAAGGACCACTATAATTTATCGACCCTTTAACCGGGCCAGGCCCCACAAGAAAGGAGGTGAAAAAAAACAATGAAAAAGCTAACTGTGTTGGTGGCAGTTATATTGATTGCTGGTTTACTTACCGGTTGTTGGTTATTTCCTGAACCAGAAAAAACAATTACCATTAACTGGTTTGAAGATGCTATAAGATATCATCCTGACGGAGAAATAATCATTGGTGGTATATGGTATAACGACCCTCTTGGCCCTGCAACATTGATCCAGGATGGTGAAGGCTGGTGTTTCGTTGATCCAAACGAATTCTTCAATTACAACATGACCCCAGAAATGGAACTTGAAGGAATCGTATTTATCAAGGAAACAGGATTATTATCCGGATACGCTACATATACTTTATATGAATTAAAGACAGAAAATAATTTTGTAGGTCAGGTAGAAATAGTTGTTGATGAAGATGGAACCAGCGGTACAATGATCGGAACTTACACTCAATTTAAGTATGCTTTTGGAACTGAAGACGAAGTGAAAGAAAAATATTCAAAGGCCGTTGAGTGCGTAGATGAAGGTAAGTGGTTCGTACAATATACTGATTATACTACTTACCCACGTTAAATAAGCATTAAGGAGAAGGGGGCTTGAGGTCTGACAAGCCCCCTAAATAAAAAATGAAAGGAGGTAAATTATTATGAAAAAAACACTTTTAATTATTAGTATTCTATCAATAGTCTTATTTCTTACCGGTTGCGGGGTTTTCAATCTTAATGGCTGGATTTGGCCTGAAGATGATTTAGAGTTTGCTAAATTAATTAGTGAATTAAATACCCCAGAATTAATAGGTAACTATATGCACAAGAACTTCAAATATGAAGCACACAAAATTTATGCACCTGACCCTTATACGTTATGGAAAACAGGTAAGGGAGATTGTAATGACTTCTCTACCTTTGGGCAATTTATGGCTTATAGGAATGGTATTGAAGCATATACAATATTGATATCATTCAAGGGTACTTTTTATAATCACATGATAGCAGTATATGTGGAAGATTATGGAAAATCTTTTACCGACAACCGAAGGTATCTTAATAATAATGGTTTTTACTTTAATTCATTTCGAGAAATTGTAGATTATGATACTGAGAACTACATAGGTTTAAGATGGACAAAATATATTGTCTATGACTATAACATGGAAAAAATAGAGGAAGGAGAATAGTTATTTTAACTAGAAATATATATAGTCTTATAAAATTGGCAGCGTTATTAATTCTTGGTATTGGGGCAGGTTTTTTATCTATTAAGAAAATTAAAGTAAAAAAAGGAAGTGAATTTCGAAATGAAAAAATGGATTTCAATAGCAAAAATAATCTGGGCTCTAACCGTGCTTATTCTTTTAATAGTTATATGTTTTAAAGTTTTTGAATTAAAAGCAGATATTAACGAAACACATAGATTAATAATCAATACCGGATTATCTATAATTCAAAGAATAAAATAAATAGGGGGTAAATTATTATGAAAAAATCCTATAATATTTTCTCGAAACTTCCTTTTATTAAATTAAGTGATAAGGAAGTTAAGGTAATGGAGGAAGCTATAAAAATTTGTGATAAAGGGGATAAATTTGCCTGGAAAGTTTGTGAAGGGGAAGAATTTGAAAATCAAAGAAGTGATTTTGCACGGGCAAAAATATACCTAAATAATATTTTAGTGGATGGTAATTTAGATTATTACCAGAAAAAGATAAAATATCTGGAGAATTTTTCAAAGTGGAATAGAGCCACGCATGAAGCCTGGAAAAGAAAAGGGAATCTTCCTATCTTTGATTTAAAAAATGGGGAAATAATTTAGGGGTAAAGAATATGAAAAAGTTAATAATCATAATTGAAATTATAATATTAATCTTAATAATTTATATAGCTATACCTAAACAAGGAAATGGAGAAGAGCCAAAATATTTTATCCTGGAAGCCACCGGATACTATCCGGGGCCTGAATGTACTTATCCCTTTGATGATGGCTTTACTGCCATAGGCGACGTGGCTGGTAGGGGATCAGTCGCTATAGACGATAAAAACGGTCCTCTACGCATGGGTCAAAGGGTTTGGATTGAAGGTTATGGCCTGGGTAAATGTAATGACCGGGGTTCGGCAATTAAAGGCTGGAAAATCGATTTGTGTTTTTCCACTTTTAAAGAGGCTAAAAAGTGGGGTCGGAAACTAACAAAAGTTTATTTATTAGGAGGGGAATAATGGAAATAATAGGCAAAGAATATAAAAAGAAATTGGTAAACTCCAAAGTAGAGGTTACGCATTTTGTTAAAGTAAAATGCTCAATGAAAAATGATTTAACAAGACTTATTTGGAGCAAAAGAAAGTGCTTTATTTGTGGCGGTAAATTTAAGGATGGAGATAGTCCGGTGGCCTGTATTACTAAAAAAGGAAAGAATAAAATAATTTGCGAAAAATGTTATTCAAAATTGATAGGAGGAAGAATTGAGCAAATATCTTGAATTTAACGTGATAGGGAAAAAGCCCAAAACAAAAGTTATCGAAGTAACATCTAAACTTTATGGCGATAGACTTGGAATTATTAAATGGTTTGGAAGGTGGAGACAATACGCCTTTTTCCCGGAAACCGGAACTATATTTAATGTGGATTGCCTTAATGATATCCAGTCTTATATAAAGGGGTTGCGATAAAAGAGGAAATAAATAATAAAAATGTGCGATTGTATTAATGTAAAAATGGGTAGTTATGATAATCAAATTACATTAAAAATGCCTAATGGCGAGTTGATGGGAATAGATAAATGTATAGTTGAAGAAATTAAATATTTGTGGTCATTAAAAATTAATACGAATGGTTGCTGTTGTGGACACAATATTAATAAGGGCTATATAGGTGTTGATGATAAAGATATTGAGTTCATGAAAAAATTAGGATACAAAATAATAATATTCAAAAACGACCTAGGAAATGAAAATCATTTTTATCCTAAAAGTCATAAAGATAAAAATGGAAAATTGGAATATATGCACTATGAAGGAGAATAAAAATGAAAAAATACAGACTACAAGAAGGACTTGCCTGGGTATGCTTTAAGTGTAAAAAGAAGATCTTTAGTTTAGACGATATGATTATGTATGATCATAGACTTTACCACCGAAGATGCGCTTTATCCTTATTGGAAAAAATAAAGAAAAAAGTAATTGAAAAAATAGTTGGGAGGTAAAAAATAATGCAAAAAGCAATCGAAAATTATATTGATGTTCAAAGTAAACTTGGGAAATTCTTTGACGAGATTAAAGATGAAATTGATAAGGTTGAAGAAGTTGCAATTCAGAAAGCAAGACAAAAACAACGAATACAATGGAGAAAATTAAAGAAATAATAAGTTAAATGGAGAGCCAATGATGTTTAAAGACGTATATCAAAGAAAAAATATAAAAAGAGGTTTGGCAAGAAAAAGTAAATTCCGCAGAAATTTAAAAGAATTAAAGGAATTTATCAAAGAGAATGATATTAAATTATTGGAATTATTGGAATGCCTAAGAAGAAGAAATAATAAAAAGATTCAAAAGGAAACTATAAATGTCAAAAATAATCCTTGATTTATGCGGTGGGACAGGGGCTTGGAGTAAAGATTATAAAGAAGCTGGTTACATTGTAATTAATGTTACCCTGCCATTTTATGATGTTTTGAAAACAGAAATTAAAGGCGAATATATAATATTTCAAGGTGATAATAAAGAACCTCTTAAAGTAAGGATTTCAGATATCTACGGTATATTGGCTTCCCCAGTTTGTACTATGTTCAGCCTGGCCAGGACAAGGGCTAAGATACCGAGAGATTTTAGGCAAGGTATGAAATTGGTAATAGCCTGTCTAAATATAATCTGGGAATGTCGTTATGATCATAAATTGGCTTTTTGGTGCTTAGAGAATCCTACAGGTTATTTAAGGCAGTTTCTAGGTAAACCGGTATTTACTTTTGACCCTTGTGATTTTGGAGACCCTTATACAAAGAAAACTGATTTGTGGGGATATTTTAATATACCAAAAAAGAAACCGGTAGAACCGATTTTTTATATTTCGGGTGGTAAGAAATTCCCGCCACTCTGGGGCAAAACAGGCGGTAAATCAAAAAACGGAAAAGTGTTAAGAAGTATAACTCCACCGGGTTTTGCCAAAGCGTTTTTTGAAGCGAATAGATAATAATGGCTCGGGGCCCCGAGCCAGAAAGAAGTTTATTAATGATTAATACCATAATCTTAGGACACGCTTTAAATGTCTTACCACAATTACCGACAGAATCAGTCAGTTGTGTTACTTGCTCCCCACCATATTGGGGACTCCGGGATTATGGTATTGAACCCGTTATCTGGGATGGAGTGAAAGGGTGCGAGCATGATTTTAATGAATATGATTCAAAATTACTACACGAAAACAGACAAAATTTAGATGGTGGCACTTTAGGCAATCCAGAATATAGAGAAAATCTGCATGGTTTTGGTAATGCAAAAGCGGGATTTTGTATTAAATGCGGAGCCTGGCATGGCAGCCTGGGCCTCGAGCCAACCTTTGAATTATATATTAAGCACTTATGCGATATCTTCGATGAGGTTAAAAGGGTATTGAGGAAAGACGGGACCTGCTGGGTGAATATAGGAGATAGTTACAATGGCTCAAAAGTAGGGAATACGAACGCCTCTACTGGTGCAATAGGCAAACCAAAATACAGCGGGGATTTTACTAAAACATTTAAAAAGGAGAATCAAAATAGTATACCAACCAAATCCCTTTGCGATATCCCTTACCGATTCTCAATAGAAATGATTAACCGGGGCTGGATTAAAAGAAATACAATTATCTGGCATAAACCGAATTGCATGCCCGCAAGTGCAGACGATCGGTTCACGGTAGACTTTGAATATCTATTTTTCTTTACAAAAAATAATAAAACTCTATTCTGGACTAACGAGAAATCTTTAGAATGTGTAAGTAAGCAGCCACCGGGAATTAAGGGGATAGAAGGCAAAGATTGGGAATGGGGCATAAACAGCAAAGGAAAGCCAAAAAAAATATCCCTCTGGACTGGCCACGATTATTGGTTTGAACAGCAGTTTGAAGAATATGCACCTGACACATTACCTAGGATGGATAGGGGAGTAAATTTTAATAAATGGACATTAGGAGCTGATGGCCAGACCCCACACAACTTAAGTCAACCGAGATTAAATAAAAAAAGGGGTTATAAAACAAAGCAACCGGAAAAAGAAATACAAAGACCACAACATCATGGTAAAGACATCAACTATGGTGAACATGGCCGTAATAAGCGCTGTGTCTGGAAGATACCAACAAAAAGTTTTAAAGAAGCACATTTCGCAGTATATCCTGAAACATTAATTGAACCGATTATCAAAGCTGGATGTCCTGAGTTTATTTGCAAAAAATGCGGTAAGGCAAGGGTGAAAATATATGAAACAATATTTCATAAACGCCCTACTAATGATAAACCAGGTAATTATAAATCTATCAAAGCAGAAAAAGAAGGCAATAGAGACCAAATGATTGTAGCAAGAAAAGGGATAGGGTTTAATGAGCATATCGAAACTGGCTATTCCGATTGTGGATGCAATGCAAGTTGGGAAAGCGGGATAGTTTTAGATCCGTTTATGGGGGCCGGGACTACCGCGCTGGTGGCTTTAAAGCAAAGAAAAAGGTTTATCGGTATTGAGATAAAACAAGAATATATTGATATGGCTAAAAGGAGAATAACTAACGTCCAGCAAAGAATTTTTTAAGGGAGGTAAATATGAAAAATAAAATAGGTTGGTGTACGATGACGTTCAATCCGTGCTGGGGTTGTCTTAATCATTGTGAATATTGTTATGCTCGAAAGATAGCGAAGAGATTCTGGGCTAAAATGATTGAAATTGAAAGAGATTATCATTTCAAAAAACATCAGTCTTGGGCCTGGACAGGTGACCAACTAAGAGATTTACATGATTTTCTCCCTACCTGGTTAGAAGCCCAATTTGATAAAAAATTTCCCCAAAAGACCCAAAAGATATTCGTGGGATCAATGAGTGAAATCTATTACTGGGATAAAGTATGGATTCAAAAAGTAATTGATAAGACTAAAGAATATCCGCAGCATATTTTTCAGTTTCTAACGAAAGATCCCAGAGTATATGAAGATTGGGTATTCCCGGAGAATTGCTGGTTAGGGGTAACTGTAACAAAAAAAGATGATATTAAAAAAGATAGCTTAGATCATCTAAATGATTCTCATTTATTTAAAAAAACCTTTATCAGTTTTGAACCATTATTGGAAGAAATTAATCCAAATGATTATATTGGTTTTTGGGATATTGACTGGGTAATAATCGGAGCGGAAACTGGAAATAGAAAAGGGAAAATTATACCAAAAAAAGAATGGATAGTAAATATAGTTAATTATTGTAAGGAAGCAAGTATCCCAGTTTATCTAAAAGATAGCTTAAAAAATATCTATCCGGAGAAGATAAAGATGTTCCCTAACTATAAATAAACTATAAATATACTATAAGAAATTATCTTAAAATATTAGAAAAACTTTAAAAAAGGTAAATAAAATTGACAGATGATTCCAAAAGATTCTACTCCAATAAAAAATAAAATATTAATAAATATACTTGCCAAAGGTTTATTAAGCAAAGATGAGATGAGGATAATATTTTATATTATCCGGTGGAGCTGGGGTTTTAATGGAATAGGGAGAAGGCAAGACTGGACTAAGAAATTAAAAAAAAGAAAAATGTCTGATGATATAGGGATGGCTGAACAGCATATTGGGAAAAATATTAATAGAATGATTGATAAAAATATAATAATTGTAAAAGACGGTTGTTATCAATTTAATGAACATTATGAAAAATGGAAAAACTCACCAAAAAGGTTAGTTTTAAATGATAAAAAACTAACCAAAAAGGTTAGTAAAACTAACCAAATTAGTTATAAAAACTCACCAAAAAGGTTAGTAAAACTAACCAAAAAGGTTAGTTTAGGCACACCTAATAATACAGGAGATAGTATAAAAAATAAAGATGTCAGGGAGGGCGAACATACGTCTAAAGAAACTCTTAAAGATAATAAAGAAAAGAAAGAGAGAGATAACATACGCTCTGAAATTATTAATTACTTAAATCAAAAGACCGGGGCTCATTATAAAGTTAATACACCGGAAACGATCAAACATATAAACGCTAGATTGAAAGAAGGCTTTACTCTAGATAATTTTAAATATGTTATCGATGTTAAATGGGATGAGTGGAAAGGTAAATTTACTAAAGATGGAAAAAATATGGAAGATTGGTTAAGGCCTATAACCTTATTCGGTACTAAATTTGAAAGCTACCTTAATCAAGCTAAACCCGATCCGTTCCAAAAATATTATAAAAAGGGGGTAAATTAATTATGGGAGTAACCGAAGAAATATTAAAGGAAATGCCTCAAAGAGGTGAAAGTGCAGCTATAGCGAATACTATGTTTAAGTTATTAAAGAATAAGAAAATTACCTTAAAAGAATACCTGAAAAGGTGCGCTTACTGGGGAGTAAAAACTTTAGATGATATATATTTTAGATCATTACCAAGTAAATCTTTAGAAATTATTGAATATGAGCAATTGTCTAAATATAAAAGACAAAACCTAACCTGGGGATTTTTTATAGACAATCCGGGAATAATGAAATATTACGAGGAGAGGGACCGGGTTATCAGGATAAACAAAACTCACTTGTGGGCAATGGAAACTTATAAATTATACATACCGGAAAGTGACATAGAAAATCATAAGAAATTAGATAAAGCAATATTGGATTTTAAAATGAAAATAAAGGGTTATTAAAATTAAAAGGCCCTTCTGTAAGGGGAAATTAAGGGTTGCCAAAACCTGAACTTTGGCTCCTGGCTCGAGTATCTAAATAGAAGGGCCTTATAAAGAAAAAAACAGATCTAAATTAAAAAAGAAAGGAGATTAAAATGGAAAGCACTGAGCAAATGGTAAAAGAATTATTAGAATTATTTCTATACCAGGACACCGTAAACAGAATGGACTCAAAGGATAAATTGATAAAGGTTTATAGAGTAAACGATAATATTGTTAGAGTGGATATAAAAATTAAAAAAGGAGGGAGAATATGTTAACGATTTTTAAATATCCGGTCCCTGCGGAAGACCATTTCACTTTAGAAATGCCTAAAGGCGCTAAAATATTAACGGTTCAAGCCCAGAGAGGTGATCCTCAGTTATGGGCGATGGTAGATTCAGAAACAAAGAAAGAAAAAAGATATTTTAGATTAGCCGGTACAGGTCATCCTTTGGGCGATGATTACCTTAAAATAATTAATTATATAGGAACGTTTCAAATGGGAAACGGAGTATTAGTATTTCATTTATTTGAAATTAAAGGAAGTGATTAACTGTGAAACCTAAAGTTAATATCGAATCTAATTTTTCTAAAACTATTGTGGAAAGAGTATTTGATGAGTTTGAATTTATGCTCCGGAACAACGCAACCTTAGAAACTACTGCTCTAAAATTTAAAGTTTCTATAACTACAGTTTGGAGAGATATGAGAAAAAGGCTACCCCTTATAAATCCGGCAAGATATGAAGATATAGACTATTTTATCGACTCTCATAAAAGAGGTAATTAATATGAATAAATTAAGCACTCTAAAAAAGAAAAAATTGCTTAAGAATTAGAGCAAAAATACTTCCCGAAGGAGGAAAAGAGTGAAAATTGATAAGGGAAAGAGATTAGAATTATTGATATTAGATTTTACTAAATGGCTCGATAAAAATTATGAAACCATAACAGTAAATGACATAAAAATTTATTGGAAAAAATTAGTAGAAGATTATGTTTTTGAAAATATTGCGAAAGTTATCGAAGCATTAAGTGAAGCTAAGGAGGCGAAAAACGATGGAAGTTAAGGGAATTAAGAAATTTTTCAAAAATGAAGTCGACCCTATTCACAATAGTAACGATGCTTTTTATTTTTGCTTAGGATACATAGTAGCCTTACGGAAAAATGAATTAATAAACCAAAAAGAATCAGAAAAGTTAATAAAATATAATCTTAATAGGGCAAGAAGAAGGGAGATGACCAAATGAGTATAAAATGGGGCGAAGAAAAGCTTAAAGAACTTAGCAGTCCGGTTAAAAAAGCAGAAGAAGTTAATGAGTGGGGTTGGTGGGCGCTTTTTGGCGTAATAGTGATCATGGAAATTCTGTTTGCATTAAAAATATTTGGGAAGATTTAATGAATAATATAGTCAGTCTTTCGGGTGGCAAAGACTCAACAGCAATGCTATTAATGATGATAGAGAAGAAAATTAAAATAGACCATATTGTATTTTTTGATACAGGCTGGGAATTCCCCGAAATGTATAAACATATCGAAAGGTTAGAAAAATATATAGGCAGGGAAATTATAAGGCTAAAGCCAAAAATACCATTTGATGAAATGTTTATAAAATACGGTTTTGCTTCTTTTAATTATCGCTGGTGTACTGGTAGAAAAATGAATAGTATAAATAAATTTTGTAGACAGAATAAACCTTTTACACAGTGGATAGGATATGGCTATGACGAAGCAAGACGAATTAAAAAGACCATAGGATATTGTTACCCACTTATCGATTGGAAGGTAACCGAAGAAGATGCCCTTAAATATTGTTTAGAGAAGGGTTTTGATTGGGGTGGTTTATATAAAATATTTAGAAGGGTCAGTTGCTGGAATTGTCCATTACAACCCTTAAAAGAACTTAAAGCATTATGTTTATATTTTCCAGATTACTGGAAAAGGTTACTTGAAATGCAGGAACAGTGTAAGTGGCAGTTTAGGAAAGATTACACATTAGACGAATTAGATGAGAGATTTAGAAGAGAAGAAAATTATTACCAATTAGATATTTTAGAGGACAATAAATGAAGATCGGTTTATTTGATATCGATTCAAAATACCATAATTTGGCCTTAATGAAATTGTCTGCTTATCATAAGCGGAGAGGGCATAAAGTGGAATTTTATCAACCCTTATGGCATGCCTCTTATGATATAATTTATTGCTCTAAAATATTTCAGAAAAATAACAGGAATGATGGTTATATAAATAAAGACATGGTATGTGGTGGATCAGGTTTTGAATATTTAACATTATTGCCCGATTATATTGAACATATTAAACCCGATTATTCTCTTTATAATCTTGATTATTCTCTGGGCTTTACTACCCGGGGCTGTATCAGGAATTGTGAATTTTGCATAGTACCGGAGAAGGAAGGGAAGATCAAAGAACATGCGAAAGTAGAAGAATTTCTAAATCCTAAGTCTAATATAGTGGTTTTATTAGATAATAATTTTCTGGCCTTACCTTCTCATATTAAGAAACTACAAAAATATATCAAGAAGGGTTGGAGAATGGACTTTAACCAGGGATTGGATGCCCGGCTTATAAATAAAGAAAATGCCAAACTGCTGGCCAAGATAAAATATAAGGAAATAATAAGATTTGCCTGGGATAATATCAAAGATGAAACCGAGATAATAAGTGGATTAGAACTTGTTATTAAGGCGGGGATCAGGCCCAGAAATATAACCGTATATGTCTTAATTGGCTTTGATACTACATTTGAAGAAGATCTTTATAGAATACAAAGATTAAGAGATATTAAGGATGAACGAGGATCGATTAAGGCTTACGTTATGAATTACAATAATTCATTAAAAAGCAGGAAATATAAAGATTTTATGAGGTGGGTAAACAGACCCTGGATATTCAAATC